TGTTTTTTTATTATTGACCATGCTAGTGTTAGTTCCACACGTTCTGCTCTGTTCTCTTCAGTATCCTCATGGATACAAGTATTAACATAAGATTGTAAAGCAAAACCTACAGTTGTTATTGCATCACTTAACATTTTAAATCCTCCTCATCTTCTATATCTCTTAACCAATCATTAAAAGTATTTTCTAAAAAGTTACCCATCTCATGCTCTATCTCTACAAGTTTAGGACTATCTGACCACTCTGCATATATCTTATAACTTACTATGTGTCTACGTACTGTAGGTATTGTGTCTATATCTCTACTCATCTTATTAGGCATAATGATACTCCTCAAAAAATTCTTGTATTACTCTCAAGTCTTTGTAATTATGTTCTTTTAATTTAGATGTTGGAATTTTATCAGCACATTCCACACCATGATACTCTTCATAGTGTCTTTGCTCATCACCTATCCAAGCATCATGTAAGTTACCAAAATGTTTTTCAGCTAATTGTTTATCAGTCATTATCATTCTCCTTTTGCATTTCATTTTCCTCTTCTATTTCTTTTTCAATTTCAGCAAGGCATTCGTAACACATGTAATTATCATCACATGGTATACGATTTACAAATCTACCAGAGCCAAAGCTAGTATCTTCACCACATACTTCACATGGTTGTATACCCATTTGCTCCAGAGTCTTAGACCACGTCATTGTCTATCTCTTCTAACCACTCCATAGCTCTCTCTATCATATCACGTGCTTCTATTGCTTGTGTATGTGCTTCACTAGCTTGTATCTCAGCTTCATTAGCACTATCTACTGCTCTATCTGCATAATCTTTTGCTTGTTGTAGTGTGTTTAGTATATTGAATTTAATCATGTTATTTCCTTTCTATTTGTTGAACCATAAATGCTTTAGCATCTTTGGATACATGGTCACCAAACTTATCAACACATGCTTGGATAATAGTATCACTATGCCAACCTCTAGCCATATGCTCACCTGTTACTGCATGTTTAGAACCATGCTTCATAGCACGTTCTTGAAAGTTTGTTATAAATTGTTGTAGTTCAGTCATGTTGTTCTCCTTTCAAGAGAGTTAATAATTAAATAATAATATATTCATATAGTATTCATATATTATTTTTAATTAAATGTCAAAGTAAACATAAAATTATTATGCATATCCAATAAAGTATTTCATTATCCATTTTGTTATCTCCATGTTAAACAGTAGTTTAGTTATACTGCAAACTACCAAATCAGTCTTGGAGAAGCTCTTAGAATATATTCAAGATTCTTTGAAACCAAGATGTCTTTGCTTTAGTTTTAGATACAAACTTTCCATTTTTGGTGTCCCTATCTACTGATAAGTAGCCATTGTTATAGAATCGTGCTTGTATTGGATTACCATATCTGTTAGTCATAATCGTGTTCTCCTTTTTTATTGTTATTATATATAATGCTTTCACAGAAAGCTAAGTATTATATATATTAAGTTGTACCAAATTGGTACGTTAATTGGTAACATTATTGTTACCTATTTATTGCTCTGCCATTAATCTTAACAGCTTCTACAATCTGTTTAGTGTCGTTGTGTGTATAACACAATAGACAATCAATACATTTTTGTCCAGTACAATTTTGTTTTTCTTTCATATAGTCTTGGTCTACGTTATTAAACGTACTGTCAAAGTGTTTAGGTGGTTCAATAATAGTATTTATTATTGAGTTACTAAATATTAATTTCAAATTCTTAGGTTTACGATTTTTATCAAAGTATTTGATAACAATATCCTTGCGTTTAGTCCATAATGCAAAGGTTACATTAGGATTTATCATACAAATCTTTACAAGATTTACAAGGTGTGTATCGTTTATAAGTTCACCATGAGCATTAAACCTCATATAGAGTTGGTTTATACGTGGTACATTCTCATATTCAAGAACTTTGATACTCAAAGTATCTGTATTTCTTTGCAAGGCATCTTGCATACTCTTTCTGTATGTCTTCAACATACTGTGTGAATAACAATGCTTACATATAACATCTTCATTCTTTGATGCGTTCATTTTGGTACAAAATTTATTAGTAATTGTATTTGTACTAATGGCTTGTAAACCTTCTAGTTTACCTGTCATTTTTGAAATGTGAACTTTGTTCATAATCAATCTCCAAATTGTTATGTTATTATATATATTACTTTCACTATGTTCAAGTAAGTATATATATTAAACTATCGTTCCAACTGCTATCATCATCAATCCAATCCACATGGTAAGTACCATGATACTTGATAACCACAACATGCTATAAGCTAATGCGATTGTCAATGCAGGTATAGGTAGGACAAGCAATGCAAATCCTACCCACATAAGTGTCATTGATAAATCTTCTTCATTAAAAATGTTTCTCATTTTTGTTCTCCAAGTTAATTTGTTAAATTAAATATCATCTCGCCAATTTTCAATGCCAACATCAGCTATTGCCAACCTTTGAGCATCTTTATCAGAGTAACCTTGTTCCAAGTAATCTTGGTAACATTCTTCAAAATATTCTGTTTGGTAATCCATAATTCAATCTCCAAGTTATTATATATATTACTTTCACGAAGTGTTCAAGTAAGTATATATATTAAGTTTTCCAAAATGTCAAGGTCTCGATTGAAAGAAATCTTCATCTTCAAGGCTCATCATCAACCTCAAATATCTCATCAAATCTTCCTAATCTATTTACCCTTAGTACTTTCACTATGTTCAAGTACCTAAGGTTAAATAGTAAAGGTCAGCAACGACTTCACCTACCTTTCAAGTCTTACTTGGTGCAAGAATACTTGCTCATAAGACTCTCTTGAGATGAAATATTCTACCCTCATCTGCTTAATTCTTAGGCAATCTACTTAGATTGCTCAATATTTAGGCAGACCAAGTGCTTAAAAACTAGGCAATCTACTTAGATTGCTTAAAATTTGTGCAGATTAAGGTAACCCTTAAGGGTTCATCATAATTTGTAGTCTCTATAGACTACACCCCACCACAAAAATCGTGCGTGCGTAGTATATATATATAAGGTGTGCCATATATGCAACAAAAATAACAGCATTTGTCATCATATTAAAAATAATAAAAAAAATACTTGACATTTAAGTGGGGAGTATGTATAATTATATATAATATATATAAACAAAAGTACTAAGTACTTAGTATATTTGTTTTTCTTTGTTTTTCTCTTATAAATAAATATAATAACATACAACAATATACTATAAGGATACAATATCATAGAAACTATAGAGTCTATAGAGACTAATCAAGACGCAAACACCCTATTATTACTAAATAACTTGTTAGACATCAAGGTTATGCAGGAATCTAAAGATGATTTCCTTACTTTTGTTAGGCAAATGGCTCCAACACTTGTTTCAGACTTTAAGATGGGTAAGCATATTGAGGTAATATCAGAGAAACTACGTCAATTAGAGTCTGGAGAGATTAAACGTCTCATGGTGTTTCTCCCACCACGTTCATCTAAGTCTGTTATCTGTTCTAAATTGTTTCCTGCTTGGTATATAGGAAGGAATCCAGAACATGAGATACTTACTGTTTCCCATAGTGACCAGTTATCAAGCGACTTTGGTCGTTCTGTCAGAGATATTGTCAATACTGAAGATTTTCAAGATGTATTTAAAGGAGTATCTCTACGATCAGACGTTAGAGCTGCTGGTAAATGGAAGACAAACAAAGGAGGACAGTATTATGCTGCAGGAGTTAGATCCCAGATTGCAGGAAGAGGTGCACACATTGCAATCCTTGATGATGTCATGTCAGAAGAAGACTCATACTCTGAAGCAGGTAGAAGATACGTTAAGGAATGGTACCCAGCAGGACTAAGAACACGTATTATGCCTAATGGTTCCATATTAATAATAAATACAAGGTATCATTATGATGATCTTTGTGGATGGTTACTAAAACAAGAGGACAATGCAGGAGATTATGATGTTATTCCTTGGGAAGTTGTACGTATTCCTGCGTGGTTAGATGAAGAAGCATCAGAATTGTTACAACTACCAGTAGGTTCTAGTTATTTTCCTGAATGGAAACCAGATGAAGTACTAAGAGTAGATGAACATGAGATTAAAGCTTCAAATGGTGCACGATACTGGAATGCATTGTATATGCAAGATCCCACACCAGATGAAGGTGGACTTATAAAGAAGAAATGGTTAAAGTGGTGGGAATATGGTGAACCTCCTCCATGTGATTTTATAATACAAACATATGATACAGCATTCTCTACAAAAACTACAGCAGATTATAGTGTTATTCAGACATGGGGTATATTTTCTATGTATGATGAAACTGAAGATGGTATAGAATCTTTTCAAGGTAATCTTATTTTGTTAGGAAACATTAAAGGTAGATTTGAATATCCAGAACTTAGACGTATGACACAAATGTTATATCAAGAACATAGACCTGATGTATGTATGGTAGAAAAGAAAGCATCAGGACAATCATTAATACAAGATATGCGTAGAGCTGGTATACCTGTATTAGAATATCTACCTGATAGAGATAAAGTATCCAGAGTGTATGCAGCTACTCCTATGATGGAGTCTGGTAAAGTATGGTTTCCTAAAAATAAAAAGTGGTCAGAAGATTTGTTAGAAGAAATGTTAA